ACTACAATAGTCTGAACATACCCTAGGGTAGGAGCCTATGTTAGCGTCAGTCTAATATATACATAGTCACCTCCAGATGAGAGAGGATTTGAGTCTTCCTGACACATCATAAGAATTACTTATTAATACTACAGAAAATAGAAGTAATTACTATTTACAAAGCAGTAAAAGTATGCTAAACTCTTACCAAGTTTGCTACTTAAGTTACATACGCGAACCTAGTACAAGCAGCAGGTAGTTATTCAGATTCTTTTACTTAAATACTAACATGCGTGTAACCTAAGTATGCTATACTTCAGTTTTTCCTTAATGTATTAAGTTATGACTGAACACGACAAAAGAAGAAATAATAAAGGTAATCCTGCTTTGTATAAAGGTATGGCTCCTTTAAATCCCCAAGGCAGACCTAAAGGTAGTATGAACAAGTATACTATCTTGTCCAGAGAGCTGCTTACCGAGCGTGGACCTGAGATAGTCCAAGTAATCATAGATAGAGCTTTAAAAGGTGATGTACATTGTCTTAAGATGTGTATGGACAGAATTGTACCTACTACTAAAGCTGTAGAAATAAACCATAGAAAGCATGATGGTGGTGTTGTAATTAATGTAGGCACTACAGAACAAATCGAGGAGCAAGCCAAGAAAATCAAACCAAAGCAGGTAAGAAGTAAATCTGAGGATACTGTAATAGCCGAGGTAATAGATGAGCTTCCAAAGTGATTTAGCTTATGGTAAACAAGGTGAGCTGTTTGTATTAAAAAAGTTACACTATAAATATCCTAAAGCTTATAAAGTAGAAGGTTATTGTAAAGAATGGGATTTATTTGTACCAGAGAAAAATATTGGAGTAGAAGTTAAAAGTGATAGAGCTACCCATAAGACTGGTAATGTAGTTATAGAGAATAAATATGGAGGCGCGCCTTCAGGTATTGAAACAACTAAAGCTACTTGGTGGGCATATATTACTAAAAATAACTTATACTGGATAACTCCAGATAAAATTAAAGAATGTATTAAAGATAATAACCTTCAAAGTTTAGATTGCGCTCCTTTAAATGGAGATACTAAGCGTAAAAATCTTTATTTAATAAAAGAAACTTTATTTAAACAATACACAACAAGCTCAGAGAAAATAAATGGCAGAAATTAATGTAGAGTTACACCCTGCGCAACTAGAAATATTTAATTCTAAGAAAAGATTTAAGATAGTAGCTGCTGGTAGAAGGTTTGGTAAGTCTAGATTAGCTGCTTGGATTCTTTTAATTAAAGCTTTACAGTCAGAAAGTAAAGATGTATTTTATGTGGGTCCTACTTTTCAGCAAGCTAAGGATATTATGTGGGGCATGCTAAAAGAATTAGGTGCGGATGTCATAAAAGATGCCTACGAAAACACAGCTAGGCTAACATTAATCAACGATAGAAAGATATATCTTAAAGGAAGTGACCGACCTGACACACTTCGAGGTGTTGGTTTGGCGTATGTTGTATTAGATGAGTACGCCAGTATGAAACCTATTGTATGGGAACAGATTTTAAGACCAACTCTAGCGGATGTACGAGGAGAAGCTATGTTTATAGGTACACCTGCTGGTAAAAACCATTTCTATGACCTATATAATGAAGCTCAAAAAGACGATGATTGGGAAGCTTTCCAATATAACTCTACAGATAACCCTTATATTGCAGCAGATGAGATTGAAGCAGCAAAACGCTCAATGTCTTCTATGGCATTTAGGCAGGAATTTGAAGCAAGCTTTGAAACTTTCTCTGGTGGTATATTTAAAGAAGAATGGTTCCATACAAACACAGAACCTGAAGACGGTAACTATGTAATTGCTGTAGACCCTGCTGGATTTGAGGCTGTAGAAAAAGAAAGAGGATTAAAAGGCTCTAAATTAGACGAAACTTCTATAGCTATTGTAAAAATAGATAGAGATAAGTGGTGGGTTAAAGATATTCTACATGGAAGATGGGGTATTAAAGAAACTGCTAAGAAAATACTTAAAGCTGCGGACATAAATGGAGCTACTACTGTAGGTATAGAAACAGGTTCTTTAAAAAATGCTATTATGCCTTACCTAGAAGATGAAATGCGTACAGAAAATAGGTTTGTACATATAGATGAGTTGCGACATGGCGGTAAAAAGAAAACTGAGCGTATTACATGGTCCTTACAAGGTAGACTAGAACATGGTCAGATAAGTTTTAACGAGGATAGAGATTGGAAAGTCTTTATGTCACAGATGTTAGACTTTCCTAATCACCTAAGTCATGACGATTTGCTGGATAGCCTAGCATATATAGACCAAGTGTCTATAGCAGACTTTGCATACTCTATAGATATGGATGACGACTGGGAACCTTACGATGAAATAGCAGGATATTAGATAATTTGCTAGAAACCTCTACACAACTACCTAAAATGTGTTATACTCCACAGAATTACCTGCGTTAATGGAGATATTTCTATAAATGTTTGAAAATAAAGAAACTAAGTACCAAGCTTTAGCTGGATGGCTTAATCATAGGCTAGAAACATGGCGCACCCACAGAGATACTAACTATGTACAGAAATGGGATGAGTATTATCGTCTATGGCGTGGTATTTGGTTACAAGAAGACAGAACACGCAGCTCTGAAAAGTCTAGAATTATAGCTCCAGCACTACAACAAGCAGTTGAGTCCTCTGTGGCTGAATTAGAGGAGGCAACTTTTGGCAGGGGGAAATGGTTTGACATACAAGACGACATGCTTGATGAAAATCCACAAGATGCGGAGTATGTAAGAAACTTATTACAAGAAGATTTGGAAAAAACAGGTTGTAAAGATGCTATCTGTGAAGTATTCCTTAATAGTGCTATATATGGTACTGGTATTGGAAAGATAGTTGTTGAACAATCTATAGAAAGAACACCTGCTGAAGTACCTGTAGAAGGTACAACCACTACTACTCGTCAGTTAGTAGAGTATCCCTCTATAGATGTTAGGGTAGAACCTATATCTCCTAAAGAGTTTCTTATGGACCCATCAGCTAACACTATTAATGAAGCTTTAGGTGTAGCACATGAGGTAATTAAACCTCGTTATCATGTAGTTGAAGGTATTCTATCAGGCATATACAGAGATGTACCTCTTGATGGCAGTTATGATACTGTTACATTTGGTTATGACCCTGAGATGAAACAAGCTGATGAGTCTGACTCAGTTAAGATTACTGAGTATTGGGGTAAAGTACCTAAAAGATTTCTTAAGCCTAGTAAAGATAAAGATGATTTTGAATACACTAAGAAAGATGAGTTAGTAGAAGCAGTTGTTACTATATGTAATGATGAACATATACTTAGGGTAGAACAAAACTTGTTTATTATGGAAGATAGACCCTTTATATCTTACCAGCATGACTTAGTTCCTAATAAATTCTGGGGTAGAGGAGTTTCAGAAAAGGCATATAACGCACAAAAAGCATTAGATGCTGAAATGAGAGCTAGAATTGATTCACTAGCACTAACGACTACACCTATGATGGCTGCGGATGCTACACGCCTACCTAGAGGTGTCAAGTTTGAAGTACGCCCCGGTAAAACAGTACTGACTAATGGTAATCCTAGAGATGCTATTATGCCATTAGACATGGGAACAACAGACCCAAGTACATTTGACCAAGTTAATAGTTTACAAGCTATGATTCAAATGGGTACAGGTACTTCTGAAGCTGTATCAGGTGACAGAGCTACAGCTAGTGGTATGTCAATGCAACAAAGTGCTGCTATTAAAAGACAAAAGCGTACTTTAATGAATTTCCAAAACACATTCCTTGTACCTTTGATACAAAAAGCAATGTGGAGAAAAATACAGTTTGATGTAGATAGATACCCAGTTAATGATTACAAATTTATACCGTATTCAACTATGGGTATAATGGCTAAAGAATTAGAAATGAATCAAATGGTACAAATGCTACAGTCTATACCTAAAGATTCACCTGCTTTTGATGTAATCTTATTAGCTATGATGCAAAACTCTAGTATTCATAACCGTGACCAGATTGTACAAGCTCTAATGCAAGGTAGTCAGCCTGACTCTGGAGAGCAAGAGTTAGAAAACATAGGTAATGAGTTACAAATACAACAGCTACAAGCTAATATCCAAAAGACACTAGCTGAAGCTGAAGAAGAAAAAGGTAAAGCTATATTACATCAAGCACAAGCAGCAGTAGTTGTTCCTAATGAAATACAAGTAGAAGAACAAATTATTAAACTACAAAAGAACGCATTAGATTTAGATAAGTTACAAGCTGATATAGCAAATCAACAATCTGAAACAGCAAGAAACATTCCAGAAATGGAACATCTTAAATCAGAAACAATATTAAATCTAGCTAAGGCTAGAGAAGCAGGTTCTAAGGCAGCGATTAATACACGAGTACAATGAAACCTGACGAACAGTTTTTAAAAGATAGGTTAGCTTTATTTGAAACCGAAGGGTGGAAAGATTTAATGGCTGACATGAAAATTACTGAAGAGAATGTAGTTGATATACGCACTCTTGAAAGTGAAAAAGACCTTTGGCATGCTAAGGGTCAGTTGCAAGTCCTACGACAATTGCAAAGTCTAGAAGATGCAACAAAACTAGCGGTAGAGCAATCCTCTTCATAAGGATTCTACCTTAATATAACTTCATAACCCAGATGGGCGGAGAACACAATATGAGTATAGTAGTAGAAGAAGCACCTTTAACTGAAACACCAATAACAGAAAATCAAGAAGTAGAAGAGGTACAAGCGGATTTAGTCCAAGAAGATACAGAGCTTGAAACACAACCAGAATCTACAGTTCCTGAAAAGTATGCTGGTAAATCACTTGAAGAAGTTATTGAGATGCACCAAAATGCAGAAAGAATATTAGGTAAACAAGGAATGGAAGTTGGACATCAACGGAAATTAATTGAAACCTTAATGTCTTCTCAACAACAAGCACCTGAAGCTACCGCACCGAAAGAAGAACCAGTACCATTCGAGGACCAGTTCTATGCTGACCCTGCAAATGCAGTTAACTCAGCTATAGAAAAACATCCCGATGTAGTTAAGGCTAAAGAAACTAGAGCCATGCAAAATCAAGCGTTGAATCAAGCACAGTTAGAAGCTGCTCATCCTGATTTTATGGATATAGTAGAAAGCAATGACTTTCGTAACTGGGTTGGAGCAAGCAAGATACGACAAGAGTTATTCCGTACTGCTGACTCTTATGACTTTGAATCTGCTAACGAGTTGTTTACAACATGGAAGCAAATTAACATGGCAAGTAAAACTGCTGAAGTTAAAAAGAAAGAAAAAGCCAAAAGAGAAAAAGCATTACAAAAGACTAGCTCAGAAACACGCTCTTCAGGAGATTCTGTAGGTGGCAAAAAGATTTACCGTAGAGCTGATTTAATCAATCTACAGGTAACTGACCCGACTAGATACGCAACTTTGGCTGATGAAATTCAGTCAGCTTACGCAGAAGGTAGGGTTAAATAATTTACTTATAATAGGAGAAGAAAATGGCGTTAGGTACTAACCAAGTCACGACTAGTGTCGCCAATAACTTCATCCCCGAATTGTGGTCCGATGAAGTTATAGGTGCGTACAAGTCAAATCTAGTGGTTGCTAACCTAGTCACTAAGCTATCTCACAAAGGTAAAAAAGGCGATACTATCTATATCCCTGTACCTGCGAGAGGAAGTGCAAGTGCTAAAGCAGCAAACACTCAAGTAACATTATCAGCAGCTACTAATACGAAAGTAACAGTCAGTATTGATAAGCATTACGAATATTCAAAGTTAATTGAAGATATTGCAGAAGTTCAAGCACTAGCTTCAATGAGAAAGTTCTACACCGATGACGCTGGCTATGCGCTCGCGAAGCAAGTAGATACTGATTTGTTTGCTCTTACAGAAGGGTTTCAAGGTGGTACAGTAGGTGGTGCAGCAGCAGCATCTTTCGAGAAAGCAGTAATTGGTTCTAATGGTAGCACAGACTACACAGGAAACTCATCTAACGCTGCCGACATTACAGATGCTGGTATTCGTAGAATGCTACTAACTCTGGATGATGCAGATGTACCGATGGACAATCGTGTAATGGTAGTTCCACCAATCTGTGCTAATGACATGCTTGGAATCAACAGATTCACAGAGCAGCAGTTCATTGGTTCTGGTGATGCTATTCGTACTGGTAAGATTGGTCAAATCTACGGTGTTGATGTTTACATTTCATCAAACTGCCCTTCAGCAGCAGGTAACTCTGGTGCAGATAGAGTAGGTACTTTGATGCACAAAGATGCTCTAGTTCTAGCAGAGCAAGTTGGTGTACGCTCACAAACACAGTACAAGCAGGAATATCTTGGTGACTTGTTCACTTCAGATACTATTTATGGAGTTGCAGAACTTCGTAATGACGCTGGTGTTGCATTTGTTGTACCGGGTTCATAGTAGTTAGTTAGGCGTAACCCCTTCTGTTGAGGGGGTTATTACAAACTAATTATGTCATCAACTAAATTAATAAACGCTAAGAAAGAAAAAGCCATAAGATATTTAGGTGGTAAATGCTGGAAATGTGAAGGTGTGTTTGATAGAGAGTTATATGATTTTCATCACATTGTTCCTGCTAGTAAAGAGTTTGAATGGACTAAATTAAAAAGAAGAAAGTGGGAAACTATTCAAAAAGAACTAGATAAATGTGTTTTACTTTGTTCTAATTGCCATAGGCTTGCTCACAAAGAAATGAGAAGACATGCCTTTTTACGACTTTAAATGCGAACAAAATCATGTAAGTGAAGAATTAACAACTTACGATGAAATGAAAATGGGTATTGAATGTCCTAAGTGCGGTAAGCCAGCTAAAAGGATTTATTCAATTAATGATGTTAGACCTAGTTACGGATACGAAATGACTAGATTTAGCATGAGAGAAAGAAAACGAAAGAGTAAGGATAAGTTTAATGGACATATTTGAAAACACATCTAACACATTAGAAATCGAAAGATTTAAAGCTAAGATTAGAGAAATCTGGGCAAGGATGTTAGATGAAAGTTATGACCAAGTACATGATGAAAATGATGAAGACTGTCCTTCAAGAGAAGAGTACATGGCTATGAATGCTTTAAAATTTGCAGATGAACCAGAGCCTGAAACAGAATTAGATTCTCTTATGGATATGTTAGATAGCATGATGGAAGAAGATGAAGAATTAGAAAATGTTAAATCAGAAGGTAAAGCACCTACTTATGGTAGTAGTAGCCTTAAATCAAATAACGAAAAAGGAAAAATAGAGGCAACAGTATATGAAGTTAATCACAAAACTACAACAACTCCAAGCGATTCTCGTTCTGGAAGGAAAGGTGGTTCTTATGCGGGTACGCCTAGCAGTAAGATTTCTAAGAAAAAAGAAGACTCAGTTTCTACAAAGTATTCACCTCTTGTTGAAGAAATTAAAGATGAGCTAAGAGCTTTAGCAGAAAGACAAAAGATTGGTAGAAGAAAACTTAGGTTTAGACTCTAATGGCTACACAAAGAAATTGGAGAAAGAAAAAAACTATTGGGATGTACCTTAATAGGAGGCAATGGGAAAGAGAGTTTGAACCAAGTGAATCTGCTGCTTATGAAATAGAACTAGAACAAGGTGGTTATCTTGTTATTGAATCATCACAAGCTGCATCACCGAACTATATTATAACGGAGTAAATATGGCAACAACTAAAGTATCAGAACTATCAGCAAAAACTGCAACAGCAGGTAGTGAAGAACTACTTATTAATGATGGTGGTACTTCTAAGAAGGTTACTATTGATAATGTACTTCACGATAATTCAATAAGAGCAGAACATTATGTAGATGGTAGTATTGCTACAGCACACATAGCAGACAATGCTATTACTTCAGCCAAGCTAGGAGTAGATGTTATTGTTGCAGAAGATATAGCTAACAATGCTATTACTGTAGCAGAACTTGCAGATAACGCAGTAACAACAGCTAAAATTTTAGATGACAATGTAACAGCCGACAAGTTAGCTAATTCAATTAACACAGAAATTGCAGCTAATACAGCTAAAACAACAAACGCTACACATACTGGCGAAGTAACAGGAGCAACTGCTCTTACAATAGCAGACAATGTAGTAGACGAAGCAAATCTTAAAGTGTCTAACACACCTACTAATGGTTATTTTTTATCGGCACAGTCTGGTAATACAGGTGGACTTACTTGGGCAGAAGTTACAACTACAATTGCTGATGGTTCTATTTCAACTGCTAAGATTGCAGATGATGCAGTTACAGCAGATAAATTAGCCAACTCAATTAACACCGATATTGCTACAGGTGTTACAGCTAATACTACAGCTAACGCTGCTCTACCTAAGACTGGTGGCACTATGACAGGTGATTTAATACTTGGTGATAATGTTAAGTTAGAAGTTGGTTCGGCTAGTGGTGGTGATTTACAAATATATCACGATGGTAGTACGAGCTATATTTATAACACAGAAGGTAGCCTAATATTACAGGACACAAATGGGCAAATTTATTTAAAACCTAAAACTGGTGCTAGCGGTGTTGATGTGTTAGCAGATGGAGCAGTAAAACTTTATCACGATAACAGTAAAAAAATTGAAACAACTGCAAATGGTATTACAGTAACTGACAGAGTAACTGGTTCAAGTAATTTAGTTCTCGCTTCATCAGATAGTAATGAAAAAATTACTTTAAATGCTGGAGGTTATATAGATTTTGAAACTGATGGTACTGTTGAAATGCGACTTGAAGCTGATGGTGACTTACATGTTGATGGTGATGTTATTGCATTTTCAACTACAATTTCAGATGAAGCACTTAAGTATGACATTAACCCTGTAGAGTTTGCACTTGACAAGATTAATCAACTTAAAGGTGTGTCTTACAAATACAAACATAACGACAGAGAGTCAGCAGGTCTACTTGCTCAAGATGTTGAAAAGGTTATGCCTTCAGCAGTTAAGACAAAAAAAGTACCATTAGTTACAGGTGATGACAAAGAGTACAAAACACTACACTATGATTCAATGACAGCAATACTTGTTGAAGCAATCAAGGAGTTAACTGCAAAAGTTAAAAAACTGGAAAGTAAATAATGCCATTAACAGGTAGCGGACAAATTAGTTTAGGAGATATTGCAGGTGAATTTGGTGGTTCAGCACCACACGCACTTAGTGAATATTATAGTAATGGTAATGCTCCTGCTAATGGAGAAATACAATTAGCTGCTGATTTTTATGGTACTTCTAGTGCTACAGCATTAACTATATCCTCTAATACAAGTAACTATAATATTAAAACCGCAGCAGTAGCAGCAGGTGGTGACCAAAATACAAATGTTAATTTAACTATTAATAGTGGTGTTACAGTAAACTCTAGTTCTAGTTCTAATCCTGCTATGAAAACTGATACAGGTTGGGGTAGTGGTGTTACGATTACAATTACTAACAATGGCACAATAATAGGTGCTAATGGTTCAGCAGGTAGTGCAGGTTCAGATGCTACTTCTAACCCTAGTTCTGGTGGTGGTACTGGTGGTGCGTCTGG